TTCGCCTTATCTTTTACTTCTTCAATAGAATCTATTTCATTATTGATTAGTGTAACAGTATCTTGAGCAATGTCAACTATTTCTTCCTTAGTCCATTCAGAATCTATCAATTCTTCTACAATTGTAATCTTTGCCACACCACAATCATATAGTTTATCCATAAACCTCTCAAAAGAATAAGGATGTTTCTTATTTTCTACAAATAACTTTACATAAGAACCTTTCAATTGTTCACAACTAAAGTTTTCGCTATCAACTGGTCCATCCTCATCGTTATATGATACCGAATGGAACATTTTATATGGGTTAGGAATAAACTCTATTTCTCTGGTGTCTGTATCATATACATGAAAACCTTTTGTTTCGTTTAAATGTGCAAAGGTGATTTGATATTGTGTTCCCATATAATAAATATTGCCGTGTTCTTGCCGACAATGAAAGTGTCCTGTAAATACTTGTTCGTATCTTTCAAATAGTTTTGGATTCATACCACCATCGTATTTAACTCCACGCATTACATCATATCCCTGCAATTCAAGATGTCCTATGAGAATTGGTGCAGAGGCGGTTTTAATAAAATCTATAGATTGGTCGTGGTTTTCTTTATTTACCCAAGGCAACAATGCAATGTCTAAACCATCAAAGTTCACCACAGTTGGTTCTTCGTATAGATTTAAATCGTTACCGAATAATTCTCGTATCGAATTAACTGTGTTTGTATTGCGGTAATATACATCATGATTACCAAGAATGCAGTGTAACTCTACACCTTCATCTCTTAGTTTGTCTATGAATTTTGTGCGAACTTGATTAAGAATATTGAAGTTTACAAACTTCCTTCTATCCATCAAGTCGCCGGCGTGTATTACCGTCTTTATGTTGTTCTCTTTAATGTATGGGAAAAATACATTATCGAAGAACTTCATAAAATAATCTAAAAATAATTGGCTGTCGCCTCTTGCACCAAAGTGCGTGTCATTTATCAGTGCTATCTTCACTCTTTATATCATCCTGTAAAACTTCATCTAAGTTGTTTGTTTTCTTTTTTGTTTTCTTTTTTGTTTTCTTTTTTCTTTTCTTTGGGGTAAACTTTTCGATATCATTTTCGGTTAAATTAAAATGAGAAGACATGGCCTTTTTCATGCTATCTTTCTCAAAATAGTTCTCTTTGTACCACCCACCCAATGAACCATCGTCTAGCAATTCCATTGCTCTATATTTGATATACGATTGTTTCTTTTCTTTCTCAATCCTTCTAAGAAATGCATAATATATTATTTGAGTAAAGTATGAAAATGGATTCCTTGATTTCTCTGGGTCAAAATTGTGTGCATACATTAAACAATTTTCTATACCATCGCCAGTCATTTCTTCCTTATATTGATAATTAATAAAGTTTGGCTTATATGATAGATGTTCTGCTATTTTATAAAAACATTCGCCAATATATTCTGTTATCGGTGGTCTTTCATCTCCAGAATTTTCAGCATCTACTACCAATTTCTTCCATTCTACCATCGCCTGAAAGAATTCTTTATTATCAATATAGTGGTGTGTTGATTTATTTTTCTTTGACATATTTACATTATAACTACTTTTTTTAAAAAATCAAAATAAATATTGGTTTTTTCCTTGACATTATTCTCTTTTCGTGTTACACTCTTCTGTGCCATGGGAAATAAATAGCCTACTAAGGCCTTAATCCAGGTCCTCATCATTAAGATAATCTTCGGGAAATGGACTCCAATCTTGCCAATCTTTTCCATGATTTTTATAATTCTTATTTCTATCATAGTAATTCATTATGTTGTTGTTCATCTTTGATTGAAAGTCCGCTTGAGATTTTAAAGCATGAATCATTCTCAAAATCTCCTCTTCATCGATTAATCCAGAATCAACTAAACTTAATAGTGCTTCTGGCGGTAAAACAATATTCATTGTAATATAATTTTCAAAGTCATTTTCTTGTGATTCTTGCATCTCTTGAAATTCTTCATCACTCATATTCTCTATATTGTCCATTATTTTATCAACAATATCATCTTTTTTGTTTTTATATTTGTTTAAGAGGTTCATAATGCTGTCGGATTCATTTTCAGCATCGGTGTTTTTCTTTTTTGTTGTATCTTTGGTTGGTCGTTTGGTTGGTCGTTTGATAATTCTGTTTTTTTGTTTTTTTAGTTCTTCTTCTTTTTCCTTTTCAAGGTGATATAATTCAAGAACATCCAAATCTGGTTTAAGGAAACTGGCAACAAAGTCTTTGGGAATGGAGGTTTCTTCATGGTCTGAATAGATGAGCCAGTTTTTAAGAATTGTAATTTCTTTTGCTCTACCATATGGGTCGGTTATCGTAGTAGATTTAAATATCATTGGTCTTTCGATAGTCAATTTATCATTTTTAGAAGAAGTTATTTTAGTAATCAATTCTTCACCACTTTTCAATTTTAATATTCTATATGAGTTGTCTTTCATATTTGCCCTCATAATTGGATTTTAACCGTCTTACATTTAAAGTTCTCATTACTATATATCTTTATTCGTTCGTCTAGATGTTTCATAGTGTGATTTTTATATTTTTTGAAGCACAAATCATCACTAATATCGTATAATTTTACTTTATTTTTTGTTTCTGATTTACGCAAACCTCTGCCAATGGACTGTAATACCCGAATAACTGATTTCGATGGGGACGCAAACACAATATTGTGAATATTTTTTATATTGATACCTGTTGAACAGGTGCCATATGAGGCAATCAATATTGCATTCTTTTCTTTGTCTATAATTTGCCTAATTTCTTCTCGTTGCTCTGTATTTGTTCCACCATAAATAAAGAATACTTTTCTGGGGTTTTCGCATTCCTTTTTTATCATTTCATATAACGGTTTTCCGTGGGTTTCAACAAAATTAAACAACATCAATGTATTACCATGTAATGTACAACAAAGTTTGCATAAAAATTGATTTCTTTTATCGTTTTCTATAATCCACTTCAATTCTTCTTGATATGGCGCCCTTTTAATTTCTTGTATTTCTTCTGGAGTATAACGAAGATTTATACAATCTATTTCCAAATCTGAAAGGAGGTCCTTATCCATCAATTTCTTTGTACTAGTTACAGAAAAAACTCTACCAAATAAACCTTCAATTACTAGTTTGTGTGTGAAACTTCCATCCAGAGTTCCTGTTGTTCCTATTCTATAGGGACAATCCACCAATTTGGTCATTAAAGTAGTAAGTGATTTTGCTTTAAATAAATGACATTCATCGCCAAATACTGCACCAAACTTCTTGAAGTATTTTTCTGGCATTTTGTATATGCTTTGCCATGTTGATATGATTATCTTTTTGTCTGTAACCTTATCTTGACCTGCATATATTGAATGACATTTAATGTCTGCATTCCATTCAACACCAGAAGAATAATCTTTAAAATCATTGTACATTTGTGCCACAAGTCCAGTTGTAGGAACTATTACTAGGATTTGCTTATCCTCTGGTAATACACTTTCATAGTGGCGAATAAGAGAATATATTATTAGAGATTTTCCACTACCTGTCGGCGATAACAACAAACACCTATCATTTTCAATTGCATGTTTTATTGCTTTTATTTGATGCTCATATGGTGTTATAGATTCTCCATTTAACGAAGGTTTTATCTTATCATTAATATATTTGGAAACATCTTTATTTGTTATTTTTTTGGTCGTACTGTAGGTCTTGTCATCATAGGTGTAGTTTCTTTCGTCTACAAACGATTTAACATAGTCTTTTAGACCTGCATATATTAAATGGGTATGAACATTAAATAAACGGATTTGGCCGTCCCATATCTTGTTTTTATATGCGGGAGTATATTTATAATTGGGAACGGTAAAAGTAAAGAATTGGCTTAATTCTTTGGCAATATTTCTATCGCAATGAATCTTTATATTTACCGTATCGTCTTGATGTATCTCTAAATCACTCATGTGCCATTTGTAAACTTCAACCAATCAATAGCAGATCGAATATTCCATTGCCTATTGTTGATTATTTTAATCACACTTTCCAGATAGTTTACCTTCTCTTGTTGTAATAAAATCCTATTGGCAAGAGTTATCAAATCTTCATCACCATCTAGGAATTTGTCTATGTCTGACTTCAATATATTTAGGTCAAATGTATCCCACCCAAAATCCTCTAATTGTTCTTGGCTCAATTTTCCTGTATAATATAGCCATTTATTCTTCCTAAGAACATTAAAATCAGATTTTAATTTGCCAAGTATAAGTTTTTCGTTTGAAAAGATTATTAAATATTTATTATGTAGTTGTGGCGTCTTCATGGATTCCAAATCAAGTTCGGTTTTGTCCATTTCTACATCAATATTCACCATTTGCCTAATATCTTCAAGATTCATAATAAACTCCTAACTATTGTATTATACAACAAATACACAAAAAATCAAGAAATATTATGCATTATTTGTTAATCTATTGATTGTATAGTATGTGTATGCAAAAGTGGCAGTTGCTATGACTGGTTCATTATCTGTATTTGTAGAATTAAATTGTATGCCACTTAGTGCAGTGGGAAACATATCTGTTATACTCACGGTCAGTTTAGGCTTGTAACTGCTATTGGTGATTATTAATTGAGCATTTGAAAAGTAATCATTCATCTGGCCTGCATTATGCCCTTTTTTAGAACCGGGAGATATATTATAATTCATTGTATTTCTAACATCCGTCATTACGGCAATATCTTCCATCCATTCAAATACCTCAATCCAGTTCTTCATATCTTCATCCACAACAAAACTAACAGTAAAATCTTCCCACACATATCTGCCACCGACCCATTTAACAGCAGTTCCTGTAGGATTACCCTGTTCGACATGGGTTAATGTAAGAGAGGGTAAATTCGCTGATTGGCAATGATATGTTACCAAAGGAAGTCTAGTAATTTCCAATTTGAAATAGTTGCTAGAGAGATAATTGTTGGTATCTGGTTGCCTAGGGTCAGAAACTCTAGTAACATCAGGTATGCCAGGACCAGTATATCCTGCTTTCTCTCCAGTATATCCACCTTCATAGGCCATTGTAGTATTTCTCCATATGGTATGTATAATAAAAAGGGTGCCCCGAAGGACACCCTTTTCTCATAGTGTTATTCTACACTAATTATGCTGTGTTGCCGTGAAGGTTACTTATAGTAAATAACCTGTAATAAACATTCTTACCAGCAACCAAGTTTCCATCGGACATCACTGATGTACCGTCATCGTGTGAGAATGGGTTTGCAACCATACCGTAACGAGTCTTGAAACCGATTTTTGGTTGGAAAGTGTTTTCCCCAACTGCACGAACCATTTGTAGTGGAACGTATGGGCAGTAGAAAAGGCCAGCATCGTATGGATTAGAACCACGATATCCAACACAAGCGAAGTTTATATCACTTGAGCGGGCATCATTTGTTGTGGCACTATATGGGTCAATATACACTTTCATCTTACCGTTGAGTGTACCAACGAAAGTATTACCTGTGTCATCAACATCCAGTGAGGTGTTTAATGCAGGTGAGAGTTGTAACCAACCGCCCATTGCGAGTGCTGAAGCAACATCGGACGAA